GCGGCAGAAAGTCCGGCCGAAAGCCTCGTGTGAGCCTCCTCCGCCGTGTCGCGCAACGTCTTCAAAGTCCCCGCCAGCGTCTCGTCGTCGCGGAACCCTTCAAGGAATTTTATTATCTCGTTGTAATTGTCGATGGCATCGCTCGTGTCCCCCGACACCAGCGCGTCGAGGGCAGCCGTTGTCAGGTCAACCGCCCTTTTGACTTCGTCAATCCGCGCGTCCAACGTGAGGTTGGCTACGGTCAGGTTCCCGCTTTTCTTTCCCGTTGCGGTCCACTTCCCGTCCTCCACACACCACACATCCGCCGGAAGCGTGTCGCCAACCAGTGCCCACCAGCCCGGCTCGGGCAACGGATAGGCGGCCTTCATGGCGGTTTCACTCGGAAACAACCCTTTCGATGGCCCCTTAACATTCGGTGCGTCAAACCAGCCATCCACCGTCAGGTTGTGCCCCGCGTGAATATGCCCCTTGATGTCAACGTCGCCGCCTATGTCAACGTTTCGCCCCACGGCCACGTCGCCCTTAACACTGCTCAACGGTATCGCTCCCATATATATTTATTGTATAAAAATCCGGCCGCCCGGATGGCAATTCCCAATTCCTAACTCCTAATTTCTAATTCCTAATTCAATTAGCCTCTCTCCCTTCTCATGCTCGCCGTAGGTTATCGCCGTCAATCCTGCCGCCGTGTACACCACCGCCTCATAGCAGCGCTCGCTTATGTCGATGCCGCCGTCGGCGTCAACCTTGGGGTAGGGGACATACACCGCCCGCACAACCTGTGCGCCCTCGGTCTTGCAGCTGTAAAATTCCAGAGCCTTTCCCTCGGGTCGCGTCACTATCGCGCACACAGGCCGCTGTGCCGTGCCCCTTATTCCCTTGAAGCGGCTGCGCTGACGCCCATACTCGGGCGAGGTTCCCGATATGGCCGTCCAAACCGGGCGCTCCCAGTCGCTCATCTCGAACACTACCAGGCGCATGAAATCATCCGGCAGCATCGTCCATCCGCTTCCGTCCCCGCGCCAGTGCAGCGCGTCCCCGAAATTATGGCCCTCTTCAAGCAGAAAAGCCGGCGCGGCGCTGTGAACGCGCCTCACCGCCTCCTCCACCTTCTGCCTGATGATGTCGTCAAGCTCCAGCGTCTCGGGATCCTCCCCGAGTGTCAGCCCCACGCTCACCGGGTTCTCGTCCAGCGCCACCCTGACGGCCTTTACAACCTCCGCGAGCCTGTATATCATGACTGCGCAGGGTCTTCGCCGGCTACGTACTCAAACTCCACTCCGTATTGCTCGGCAGCTGCCGCGATGGCCGCCTTGCTGTGCAGCTTGCTCAGGGCTATGCCGTGATTGTCGCGCAGATACTCCGCCGCGTCGCGGGCACAGCTCACCTGAACTTTTACCTTTGCAGGTTTGCCCGCCTCCTGTTCGTCCTGTGGCGCCTCAGCCTCGGGGCGTTCCTCCGCTGCCGCGGTTTCCGCCGTCGGTCTGTTGCGCTCCACCACGAAATCCTCCTGGGTCGGGTACGTCTTGATCAGCTTTATTTTGCCGTTGCGGAACGGCTCGCTGTGCTCGATGGCCAGCTGCACAACCGGGTCGGTTGTCGTGAACATCGCCGGAGTGACACCCTGCGTGGTCATCGCTCCGCCGCTGAACAAAACCCTCACCGACGCCTTGCCCGCCTTGATGATGGCCATCCACTCAACGATGTTGTAGACGCCATATGTCTTCTTCGTCTTTTTCATATGATAAATTGTTTGTCTTTGCCGGGGACTTCCTCCCCCGTTAGAAATAAAGGGGAGGCGGCCAGGCGCACTCCACGCTGTCCGCCTCCCTGACCGTTCGGTGGTTTCTCACGTCAGGCCACCAGCTGGCCGGAGAACTCCTTCCAGCCTTCCCCGTCATTCTGCCACATCGTGCCGCTCACCGCCGTGGCAGAGATGCCCGGGCAGTCGTTGAGCAGCACGTAAACCTTGCCCGCAACCGGCGTTTCGGGCGCTTCCGCGTCATCCCACATCACGTAGGCTGTGGCACCCGCTTCGGCGCATTTACCCTCGCCGTCGATCCAGATGTGAGCCGAACCTTTCAGGCCCAGGGCGTCCCACACAAGGGTTGTCTCGCGCTTGGCCTCGTGGCCCTCGATGTTCTTGTTCTTCTTGTGCTCCTGCGAGTAAACGTAATGGATGAGGCGGTCGTAGGCTATTACAGCCGCCGAGTTGCTCCAGTACAGGCGGTCAAGTGTCGCGTCGTGCTTTATCTCGAACTCGCCGAACACCGTGTGGATGGCCGTAACTTTCCAGCCCACGGGATTGGTTTTGGAGATAATCTGAACTTCGGGGTGCTTCGAGAAATCTATGCACTGGATGTTCTCAATGAAATTCTTGCCTGCCAGTATCACCACGTTCTTGGGAACGTCGTCACCGGTGAATGTCATCTTGGCCAGCGCGATGAGCTGCTCGTAAGTCCACTTACCGCTGTGGTCGAGATGGCGCTTGATTTGCCAGCGCACGCCCTCGGTGGTATAGATGGTCTGCTGGCCAAGGTCGGTGTCCACCGTCAGCATACCCGGGCGGCTCGACCACAGGGTGCGGTTGCCCTTCACCTTGAAGTTGCGTATCTGTGTCTCGGCAATAAGTGCCTTGCCGAACGGTATGCGCTTGGCTGTGTGCTCGAAGTAATCGCTCACAACATTGTTCATGCCGCGCTTCTGCGCGTACAGCTTCGTCGGCTGGGGCACAACCAGGTCGGGCTGCACGTGCATCTGTGTCTCATACATTGCGTTGGCCAGGATTATCAGCGTGGTTCCCGCCGGTATCTCGGGCACGAGACACAGCTCGTCGTTGGGGTCGCTCTTGGGCCCGTTCACCGCGCGGGCGATCGGATTGCCGGTCGCCGCGTCGCGTCCGCTCACAAGGAGCATGAGGTCCCTGCCGGGTGTCTTCGCCGAGCCGTCCGCCGTATAACCGTCCACGCCTTTCACCAACAGGGTGGTGTAGGGGTTGATGAGCTGCTTGTCGGTAACCGCCAGCGGCAGTATCGCCTGCTGTGATGTGCCGTCGCCAACCGCGGCGTTCGTAACGACGCTCGCTCTGGGCTCGTCAATGGCGAAATGCTCGATTACCGGCGAATTTACCTTCACGCGTTTGGCCATCAGCATCAGCTGCATCAGCGGCGTGTCATCGCTCTCAAATTCAAACAGCTGTCGGTCTACATACGACTCTATCAGGTTGCCGCCGGCAATCCCGCCTGTCGCGCCGGCCACGGTGCTGACGGTCGTGGGCTGTCCGGGTAGCTGTGTGTCAAGTCCGGCATGGCCGGGACTCGGGGTAGGGGATGTGCCGCCTACCGCCACATTGGTCTCTGTTGAAATCTCTCCCATAATGTAATAGTTGTTATTCCCTTAAAAAATAATATTCTGTCTAAACCCTCCGCCTCCTCGGAAAACTCCGGGCCCTCACCTCAAAAAGCCGGATGGCAATTCCTAACTCCTAATTTCTAATTCCTAATTAAATTTCTGTCTCGCCAGCGCAGCCTGTGCGAAAACGTCATCATCGCCTCCGCCAGCCTCTCGCGGCGTGTTGTTGCTGCCGTCCAGACGCGGAAGGCCGTCGCCCTTGGCCGGCTTGCGCAGCTGCGCCTCAACCTTTGCGTTGCGTCCGCGCACCTCGCCGTCCTGGCTCGCAGCCTCCACATCGACATCGTGGTTCAGCGCCTTCAGTGCCATGTCCAAGCTCTCGCGCGTGAACTTTCCCAATATGACCTCGTTCGCTATCTGTCCCAACAGGTCCAGTGCCGCGTCCATAGTTTCATCGTCAATACCGCGCTCGCCCTGCATCTGCGACACCGTCGCCTGCGACGCGGCCAGGTTGCGGTCATACTCCTCGTCAAGTTCCTTGCTCTTGGCAACCCTCTCAAGGTACTCCTTGTTGGCCGCCTCGAATTCTTCCTGCTTTTCGGGATCGTTCAGTATGTCGGTCATACCGTCAACGCCGATGCGCTTTATCAGGTTGGTCCACGGATTCTGTCCCTTTGCCATGTCCGTCAGGAACTGGGCGCTGTGCGGGTCGCGGTTGAACATGTCCACAAGCGAGCGCTCACGCTCCCTGTAACCGTTCAATTCTCCGTCAAATGCGTCATAATCGTCATTGATTTGACCGAATAGCGCCTCGTCATCCGCATACTCGCGGTCGGGATATTTCGCCTTCAACCGCTCGCCCACTTGCTCGCGTTTGCTCTTAACTTGCTCTGATACAGCCATTTTATTACACCTTGTGTTTTTATATTTTTATCTTCTGCAAAAATACGCCCTTATTCCCTCTCCCCAACTTTATCTTTTGGATTATGGAATGTTAATTTTGCATCGCATGCCAATCAGTCAACACCATGAAATATTTCGGTTCAATCTTCGAGTTCACCCACCAGCGCAACGCCGACCTCATGCGGGCCTACCGCCACCACGCCGCCCTTATGGCGCGCATCGACAACGTCGAGCTCGGCCGCCGCGTCGTCAACTCACCATCAGCTCGCTTTTGGGTGTCCGCCGAGCGGGCCACGGTCGTTGTCTCGCAGCTCCTGCGGGGACTTCCCGTCCTTCGCTCAATGCGCCGCCACAAACGTGAGATGTTCGAGGAAATCTACCGCCGTTTCCTCCACCTCCGCCGCTCAATGCCCGCGGCAAGGATTATCGACGTCGTCTCCGTCGTCGTCGATTCCCCGGCCCCGCGCTTCTACATGACCCCGCGCTCGGCAATCGAGACAATCTACAAAATCAAAAACGGATTCTATGAACGACAGCGACAAAATCTCAAGCATATTAAAGGAAAACGATAGGCGCAACGCGGCAATCTTCTGCCGCTTCAATCCCATAACCGGCGAGGGGTCCACGGGGCGACGCGTAAAGGTGCGGATTGCCGGATTTCCAATCCCCGTCCAGTACCTCCCGGCTTCAATGCTCTCTGTCCCCCTCGTTAAAAAACTCGTCCGCGCCGGCTCGGTCGACGCCTTCATCCGCGACGTCGTCGCCGTTGACCCCGACGACGACTCCCGCGACTCCCTCGTCTCCCAGTTCGTCCGCATCCGCTGCCGGCACGACTTCCCCTTTTGGGCCGCCACTTTCGTATATATTAAGAATAAGGATGTCTCCGGCGCCCCCGAGGTTCTTTTCCGTCTCTCATACCCCCAGCGCATCTTCGTCGCCGCCCTCGAGGAAATGCGCCTCGCCGGCAGGCCGATGCGCGTAGTCCTCCTCAAGGCGCGCCAGTGGGGCGGCTCCACCACATCCCAACTCTACATGGCATGGCTCCAGCTCTGCCACCGCCAGGGACTTAATTCCCTCATCATCGCCCATCAGGGAACCGCTTCCGACGAAATCAAGGACATGTTCGACCGAATGATTAAGGCCTACCCTCTCGACATGCTCCACGCCCCCGCCGACTCCTTCCCGCCCAACGAGCCCAAGATGGTCGGCGTAGGCAAATCGGGCTCCATCTTCCGCGTCCCACAGCGAAACTGCAAGGTCAAAATCGGCACCGCCGAACGCCCCGACTCATGCCGCGGCGGCGACTACGCCCTCGTCCACCTCTCCGAGGTCGGTCTGTGGAAGGAAACCGAGGGCAAGAAGCCCGAGGACATCGTCCGCTCGGCCTGCGGCGGCGTTCTCTACCGGCCCCTCACCATGATTGTCTACGAATCAACCGCCAACGGCCTCGGCAACTTCTTCCACAAGGAATACGAGAGCGCCCGCGCCGGCCACACCCAGTTCCGGGCCCTGTTCATCTCCTGGTTTCAGATCGACTGGAACCGCATTCCCTTCAACTCCCCCGACGAGCGCCGCGACTTCGCCAGGCGCCTCTACGAAGGCCGCGACAACCCCGCCGCCCTCTCCACCCGCGAGGAACCCGGGCGCTACCTGTGGTGGCTGTGGCAGAAAGGCGCCACCCTCGAGGCTATAAACTGGTACATTGTCGAGCGGACCAAACACCAGCACCACGGCTCAATGGCCTCGGAATGTCCATCCGACGACGTCGAGGCCTTCGTCAACTCGGGCGCCGCCGTATTCGACCGCTACCAGGCCGAGCGACTCAAGTTCACGTGCCGCCCGCCACGCCAGATCGGCGACGTATACGCCGACGCCGACGAGGGGCCCGCCGCCCTCCTCGGTCTCCGCTTCCGCGACGATTCGAGCGGCCAGCTTTGGATATGGTCACACCCGGACCCAGCATCACCCGACGACGCCGAACTCATCACCGACCGATACCTCACCGTCGTTGACGTCGGCGGACGCTCCGACAAGGCCGACTGGTCCGTAATCGTAGTCTTCGACCGCCTGTTCATGATTGACGGCGGCAAGCCCTCGGTCGTCGCGCAATGGTACGGACACATCGACATCGACCTCCTCGCCTGGAAGGCCGCCCAGATTGCCGCATACTATTCCGACTCCCTCCTCGTCATCGAATCCAACACCCTCGAGACCCACGACCGCGCCCGCCAGGTCGACGGCGACCAGTCCCAGTTCATCCTCAACCAGCTCGCGGGCGTCTACCCGAACCTATACGCCCGCCGCCAGTCCGAGGACGACATACGCCGCGGCGCCCCGCGCAAGTACGGCTTCCACACTAATGTCGCCACTAAGCCAATGATAATCTCCTCTCTCATAAAAGTCGTCCGCGAGTCCCTCTACGAGGAGCGCGACGAACGGTGCGTCCACGAGCTCCTCACCTACGAGCGCAAGCCCAACGGAGCGTTCGGCGCAATCGACGGCAAGCACGACGACCTCCTGATGACCCGCGCCATCGGCCTCCATATCTGCTTCTTCGAGATGGACCCGCCGCGCGTCGTCCGCCGCTCCGCCCTCCACCGCGCCATGACGCCCAAAGTCGTCTCCGCCGCCACAATCTGACCCCAATTCCTAATTCCTAATTCCTAACTCCCCCTCATCGCTCCGTAAAGCTTCTCCACGGCCTCCATGTCGGTTCCCTCCTGTGTCCGCGCCATCAGCTCCGCCGGCATCCCGTCCGGCCTCTCCCCGCGCTCAAGCTGCTCCTGCTGGCTCGCCAGCGACTGAAGCAGCTGGTCCGCGAACGGAAACTCGCCCGTCTCCAGCATCTGCCTCAGCGTTATCTGACCGCTCTCCCATATCTTCATCAGGAAATCGTTCGCCATCGCCCTGTACGCCGGCGTCGCCGTGCTCGGAACAATGCTCAGGTCAAACTCCACGTTGCGTATCTTCTGCGGGTCATACTCCGCCATACGGCCCGTCCGCCCCGCGATGTGGAACACACGCTTGCGGTCATAGAACTGCTGCATGTTCTTGACGTCCTTGTACGCCGCCTCCGTGATGAACCCGTTGAAAACTTCCAGCAAGTCCAGCAGGCTCGTCGTCGCGTTCTGCGTCTGCTGGTTATACAGCGCCGCGCTCATTCCCGAATACCCCGGCTTACCCTGCAGCGCGCCGTTCACCCCGCTGATGTCCTCGAAGAATTTCAGCTGGACCTGCAGCAGCTCGCTGATGCCTATGTTGGTCGAGTTCGCCGCAACCTGCTGCGGCAGCTGGCCGCTCTGGCTCGGCTTGAACACAACCACTCCGTTGAACCGCACCCACGCCTGCGCGAAATCCTCGGGCGACATCCCCTTCGGGATGCTGTCCTCCGGCACCAGCAGCACGCCCTTGGCGCTCGCCCGCATTATCCAGTCATACAGCGTAACCAGCCGGTTCGTGTAACGCTGCTGGTCAATCACGTCACCCACAAACGAATGGACCTCGCCGTCTATGAACGGATACGCCTTGAACACATAGGGGTGGCTCTTATGCTCGTATGGTGTCTCACCCTCCGCCAGGATGTCCCCCAGCGGCGACAGGTAATAGTAATACCAGTAATCGTCCATCATCCACTCCGCCCTTATCAGCGGTATCTCGTAAGCCGGCATCCCCGCCTGCGCCCCCTGCGCCATGCGCCGCGCGTTCTCGGCCGCCACCATCTCCCCATAGTCCCCGACCTCAATCTTGAACACATCCCCGCTGTTGTAGTCATGGCACCAGTAGCGCGGCTTCGACTCCTTCCGCCACACCTCTATCACCCTGCAGCGCGTCGCGTCACGGGGCGTAAGGAAA